GCTTTGATTGTGAATAATCTATCATTCATTCCGTTAACAACGATGTCAACGAACTTGGGTATAATAGGAATAGGAGTCCAGTCCAAGTTTAACATAGACATATCTCCATTAATAGACAATTCGTCTTTATATTTTTGAACAGGTTGCTCACCTCTAGCATATAGTCTCAATCTATGAAACTCACCCCATTGGTCATAAAACCTACATGTGTTTACTTTTCTCTTAAACCACTCACCTTCAATAGATTTACCTACTTTTAGCCCATAAGCAAATGTAGCTTTTTCTTCATCTGAAGCCATCTGATTAGGAAAGGGTGATTGATTAATTACAACTGACAATTTCTCCATTATTTTATTATTGTGCTCCTTGTTCCACTATTATCGTATCTTACAAATTTAATACTTATTTTCGATTCTTTCTTCTCTGTTTCAAATGAATACTTTCTAGTAGCCATAATAGCCAACCCAGAACTAATAGAGGCATCATGCTTTGTTCTATTGTTAGGGTCAAATTTAGCCCAATCTTCCAATGTCTTAGTAAAATACATAGACCCCATAATATCCGAATCCCTATAAGTTCCCTCAGTATCAAGACCAACATACTCTTCAATGTATGTTTCTATAGATGAAGCATGAGCTTGTTTTACGTCTTCAGATGTGTTAGGTATACCACCTAACTCTAATTCTGTCTTAGATAGTTTGCTTTTATCTTTGTCTGGTCTATTTAGAGAGAACGCTCTATATCCTCTGTCCTTAAAGTGATAAAGTAATCTAGCCTTATTGTTCTCTGCTAGTATAGGCATGCCATAAAATACACAAGCCATAAGAACATCTTCAAAGAATATCTCTGCTGTTTGTGGTCTTGCTATGTACTCAAGAAAGAACTCATTAATTGGAGCATCTTTTGATAGATGGAATTTAGTCTTTCCATGCAAAGCACCGTTTGAACCACCGCCACCAACAACACCTGAAATATCATAAGGGTCACAACCAAAAGCACCCAACTCAGCATTACCAGGAAATTTCTTACCATTTCTATCTATTACGTTATTTCTCATTTTACTATCTGGAATCCAAGAAACTAAAAATCTTCCTTTTGCATCTGGAGTCCAAATAACCTCAGTGTCTTTCTTTCCATTCTTCCAATGAAAATGACCTCTAGTTAATACATGGTCCTTTATTAATGAATCATTATAGTCAATCTGCTGATATATCTTTGTTAAGTTAAATACAGACTGCTTAGATTCATCTCTAAATGCGTGAGATTCAGTTCTAGGAAACTGACGATAGAATTCATTTAATGCATCAGAATCAGACTTTAATGCAGCAACTTCATTGTTCCACCAAGTAATTACACCTTGAGTTATTTTCTCTCCATCAATGCCAACGATAGGTTTTTTTGGGTCTTCAAAAACAGGATGACCAAACTCATCTAAATAACCCTCTATGTTCCATTCCATAGGTATAAATAAAGAATACAGTCCGCTTTTGGTTTGACCATTAGCGGAACGAGTCCTAGGGTTGCTATCGTTATATAAATTCTTGAAATTGTCACCACCTTTGGATAATGCGTTTGACGTTGAACCCATCATGCATTTACCTACTATCTTACTACCTAAACGTAAACAGGTTTTAGTTACACGCCAGTTATTTAAAATATTCTCAGGCTTCATCCATTTTCCGCTTTCGTCATGAACTAATAAGAGAAGTTTCTCACCATCATAACTATTGTCAGCTGTATTCTTCCAGTCAATAGTAGTATCTAGTCCATCAAACTCTTCTTGGTTCTCTTGGTCCATGTTCTTACGAGTAATCTTACTAGCAGGAACACGAAATGCCAATTCAGTTTTAGGATTGTCCATCCCATCTTGAATTGGTTTAAAAAAGAATGGATAATTTCTAACGATTGGAACGACCTTATCTGTAAACATCTTCTTGGCATCTGGTCCAGTTTTAGACAACATACCAATCCTAGAATCACGAACTATAGTGCCAGTATTAGAAACCTCACTAGAAGACATAAATGAGAATCCAGAACGTCTATTTTTTAGATAGCACATTCCAAATGACCTATTATCAGCTTTACATGCCTCCCAGTATATATAAAAAACTCTATTAGATTCTCTAAAGTCAGGTAGACCAACATCAATCTTGGTCCATTGCAAGTACATATAATGCGTTCCAGTAATATAAGTAGGAACTCCGTTATTCATAAACCAATAACCGTTGTCACGTCTGTCAAATTCAGTCTCAATATAATCAACATATTTAGACTTAAATGAATTATCTCTTCTGTTCCAATCGAATATACTTTTTATCTTTTGCAACTCTTGTGGATAATCAGCAGCAATCCATCTATTGTTAGTGCTTTCTATTTTTTTTGGAGCTGCTGGTAATGCAATCTTAACTCCATTTATGTCATATATGTCACCTATAGTTCCATCCCTTGAAATAACAACTAAATCATACTCAGAGTGATAACCATAAGTCCAAGACTTTTTTGAATTCTTAGTGGTTAGTGCTGATTTATGTATATGATTTGTAACAAGTGTGTAAAGACTATTTTCCATTTATATATGATTTTGTAAAAAGTATTTACTTCTTTTTGGCTCTACCTTCAGCAAAACCACCTGTACCAGCCGTAACATCCAAAGTAATTTCACTAGACTTGTTTTCTTCTTCTTCAATCTTAGCTAACATATTAAGAGCATCCTCAAAAGCCAATCTCTTAGCGGATGCGGCATTCTTTAACTTATCAGCTGATATATCATCCTCCATGTGAGTAATAATAGGCTCTCTCAATACCTTTATTAACTCATCAATAGCTACTTTTGCAGCCTCTAATATTTCTACCTTTTTAGACATATATTCCTATCGTACATTCTGTATAAAATTTCACCATCAATATTAAATTCGTATTCACTATCTGGAGTAAAAGAAACTATGTCTCCTTCACTGACATTACTCATATTTCCATTCTTAAATACCAATTCACCCCATAACTCCTCGTGCTTTCCTAAAGTATTAATAACCTTCTCCTCTGACTTTATAGGTCTAACAAAACAATAAGGAAAAGGAGCAGTCCATTTATCGTCAGAAGTTTTATATAAATATAATTGAGCTTCCTCCAAAATAAAGTAATCATCAAATAAATGATGCCAGCTACTCTTTTGGTTTCCCTTCATGTCGTAATAGAACTTGAATACGTTGTGATGAACTATAATTATATCTCCAACATTAACATCACCTACGTAATACCTTGGTAAAGATACCACCTCGGCAAAACGATTAGATACAGTATGGTCTTCTTGAGAAGTGCTTATAATAAACTCAACACCACCATAATTACGGATATTATTGTATCGCCTGCCGTCAACAGGTTTAACTATAAAATAGTTTGGAGCAAACATTAAAAATTTATGTTAAATTCAATAGAAATAGGCATGGTTATAGAAAATTCTTTCCATAACGTAATTTCATCGTCCTTAATAATATAAAGCTTTATACCTTCATCACTTTTAATAATCTGGTAAATACAATATGTCTTATCAAGAACTTCTTGACCTACAGTATAGTTCATACTTTTCATGTAGTCAGGACCGACAGATATTTTTCTAATTATACTCACCAGTCTGAAGATTAACAGTTATGTCACCATATTTAGCAGTAAGTTCCTCTTGGTATTTAGCCATGTCGTGAACAACAAACTCTAAGTTTGCCATGGTTGATGCTTTTTGGTTTTTTAGTCTCTCGAATGATAGTTCGATGTCAGCTACCTGAAATTTAAGGTCTCTGAAATTACGGTTTAATTCCGTTAGTCTTGATAATTCTTCTTGTTCAATTTTATTCATTGTATTTAATTTTACAACAAATATAGTAATTAAATGCTAATAAGGTTTAAAAACAATAGGACCACTATTAAAATAAGCATTTAAAATATCAGATGGCGAATTTAACTCGACAGAATACAAAATGTAAAAATCATTTGATATATCAGGAAATATTATATCATCATACATAACAGGGATATTATCATTGTTTAATGCTTTAAAATTAACATTAGATGAAAAATAACCATAATAATTAAAACCTATATTATGGTCACTTATTCCAGAGGGTGAAGCGGATTCTGTTTGAATTAATTGAGCACCTGTTAATGAATCAACCGTATTGAAATACATTTTTAAAATAGCACCTCCAGTAATTTGCTCTAATTTTATATTTAACGAAAAGCCTTGTTCCCCCATAATATCACCTATAGAGAAATAATTCGCTGGAATCTTGAAAGAATACAATAAGTGTTCGTCAGTATCTCCAGTGTGAGAAATCACAGGGTTAAAAAACTCTATACCTACTACTGACAACTTATTAGTAGATTGAGATGTGAAGTCCTCAATATCAAACTGTTTCTGGTCTCCATTGACATCACTTCCAAATAGCTTGTCTCCTGCGCTAGGTGTTTTTAATGGATAATTATTTACTTTCATTTCCCTTGTCCTTTATATAATTTTTTATAATTCTTGCTTGACTTTGATTTTGATGTTTTAGTCTTTGAATGAACACCTGGACGCTCAACCTTAACTTTCGCCTTAAATGATGATGATTCTTTTTTCATATCGTAAAATTACAAATTTTTAAGCATTTCAATAACACGAGGACATGGGTACATGTCAGACTTATCTTTCCTAACTGAATTATGAGTAAATATGCCATTCTCTAACTTAAATGCACGCTCAGTTATACCCCAAATGTCGTCATTATATTCATTACTAATGTCGTACTTGTCACACAGATATACAACGAGATTTTTTAAACTATCAATCTGCTTGTCTGTATATTTATGCCAAAATTTATGACCCTTGAATGGCTTATCTAACTCAGTAACTTCACTGCTGTCAACAATTCTGTTTACATAGTTATAAAACTTGCCGTCCTTCTCCTTTAACATCCCCCAATTACACACCTCAATACCAATAGAACTCTTGTCTAAATTCTTATAAGGTAGACCATTGAATGCCTTTTGATTTAATCCTAAATGGTACGCCCATTCAATAGAAGGATAGCACTGAACTATAGTTCCCATACCACCTATAACAAACGCTGTGGCAACTCTCTCTGATGTGCTATCCCAATATCTAGCAACACTAGTAGCATCACTATTACCAGCTGTATGATGTAGATAAATTTGATGTTTCTTGGAAGACTCTTGGAAATATTGAGAGCTCTTTAATCTGTGTTGTACTATTTTAGTTTTATCTAACATAATTATAATTTTAAATCGTCAACCTCATTTTTAGCTCTAACAACAAAGCTCTTGAATTTACTTAATATGTCTTTACCTGTAACGGCTTTATAATTCTCATTCATCGACTTAACCTCCACTACCACTAAGTATAAACCAACTAATTTTGTTAGTATCAAGTCAATAGATATAAAGTGAGCTATTAAATCACCAGCTACATATTTTTCTATTAAATAGACAAACATTATAGCTCCTGCGTATAGAAAAAATTTACTTATAGACACACTAGCTTTCCTTGAGCTAATAGAATTAATACCATCTAATTTGTAACTCTTCCACATTCCGAAACAAGCATCTACTATTATTGAGAATATAGCTA